GTATTCTACAGCAAGAGATTGTTCAGTTGCTACTTCGTTGATAAGAGCGTTTGCAACAGTTACTTTAGAAGTATCAATAAGATCTGATACTAAAGGTGACTTACTTGCTCCTCTACTTACAGCAATGACAAATTCCATTCCTGCAACGATGTTTGCATTTCCGTTGTTTACACGTGTACCTTCTTTGGTAAATACCCCAACTTCTCCAGTTGCGGCTTTAAAGGCAGCAGAGGTAAGATCGGTAGTTGCTAATGCAGTACCTGTTAAATCTTTACCAATGATAATTTGCCTTGCGTTATTAATTGCACTTGGTGCACTCATTTTTCCTATGTTTTTAAGTTAAAAGGAATCTATTAAATAAATCAAAGTACAATAAAATGTACTCCGATGGTAGAGTTAAACGTTGCGCTACCAGAATTGGCAAGCAATAACGTGAAACTCCCGTCAGCAACAGCTGAAGTTTGAGCAGTTGCTATACTAGCACCTGTATTCAAACATGTCATTACAATTACTGAATTAGACTTCACGTAAGAGTTTGTAACTACAATAGGTTGGTCAGCGTTTGCAGCAATAATAGAAGCTACCGTAGTGATAACTCCAGCTCGTGCATTAAGCGTAACGCCTGTGGTAATATTTGTTATTTGTGTTACAGTTCCTCTTCCGAGAAGTGTATTTACTTTGTCAACTAAAGCATTAAACTGCTTTGAGAAAACATAAAATCGTCCGTTTGCTTTCGATGGTAGAAAGTCAGCAGCGGTTACTTTATCAATCCAATTCATTTGTTTTATTATTAATTTTGGTTAAACGTTAAGTATGAAATAATTTATAGTTGCAGTAGCATTAAGAGAAGCAGATGCATGTATATTACGAAAATCAATCTGAAAAATATTGCCTCCCGTGTTTCTAGTTGCCTGAATAATTGGCGTACCTGTTCCTGAATAAGCTTTAAGTGTTACAACAATCATAGCATTTGTTGGCAAAAGAACTGCATTACCTTCTATATCTTGTAAATATATTCTAAACTGTTGTATATTACCTGCTCCCTCAGTTAAAGGAAAAGTTATGCTACCTGCTCTTGTTGTAATATATGCTTCGCTTGTAGTTCCCGTTATTTCATTAAACCCTTCATACTTCAATTTTTCTACCGTTACTTCTTTTTTTCCAGTAACAATAGGAATAAGCTTATCCATTAAAGAATTGAATATGCTTGAGTATACATAATGATTATTTCCTCTTGACGTTTTGCCAGGAAGAAAGTTTGCATTAGTTATTTTCTTTAAAAAATTAGCCATTATTTTTATTCTATTATTTTAGAATTTTCTATCATCTTAGACTGTAAACCAGGTCTATCAGTTGTCTGCATTGCAAGTTCAACAGCAAGATCTGCAATCTTTTCATGGTGCATCTCATCGAACTCGCAGAAACTTGCAAGTACTGCAGGATCAATAATATCTTTAGGTGCTCTATAATAGGACACCCTATAATTGTCAGCAGTAGCACCATCGAAAAGAATTATCTCATTTCTCTTACTGTTAGTGGCACTTGCCTGAGTTGATATATCATCTCTTTCTCTGTCAAATCTCCACACAAGTTCCTTGTAAGGACGCTTGTATGGATTTTTAACATTAGCATTATAGTAATCTTCTTTAATTGGTTTCACAGGAATCCTTGAATCAGCGACAATTTCCCCACAACTATTAGTGTAGGTAATGTCAAGTTCTTCTTTAAGGGCAACCCAGAAATCTAAAGGAAGATCTACAAAGTATGAGTTAGGATGATCTCCTACTAAAAAAGGTGGAGCAACTACATCATGAGCTTTTAACTGTACAAGATCTTTAGAACGCTTTTCAGTTTCCTCTGCACCTATACGTGTAGGGTTACCAAACTGATTATATAATGTTTTGGCGAAAACCTTCTGTGCCTTATTAAATAAAGCACAGAGGTCATCGTCATCATAACCAGGAGCGTCTTGCGATGCAAAAGCATCAAAACGCAATCTCATGTATTCTAAGATCTGTTGTACAGTCATTACTTACCTTCTGATCTTTCAATCATCGTTTCAATTAAGATACGATGATCTCCATTTTGTTTGTTATTCAAGAAAGCAATAGTTGCTGTAAGATCAACACCCATGAGATCACCTCCCATTGTGCGATATGCAGTACCATCTTTTTGAATAGCATTATATGTAAGTCCTTTTGTAATAAGAACCCTTGTCTGCAGGTCTTTATCATTTATGACTTCAATAAACCTTTTAGGGTTGCTTGCAACATAATCTCCAATCTGACCTTGTAACCAAATAAGTGTCGAATTAGGTGACACACGTTGGCTAGTAAGTAAGAAAAGGATATCACTTAATGCAACTTTATCTTCACGGATTTTACCGTACTCAAGATACGCATCTGCAATAATATTTGCAGTTGCTGATTTGTTATTGTCCTCATAACCCTCATCAACAACCATATACTTATAAGATGCTTTACGCTTTGCATTGTATGCATCAGGAGCAATATGATCTGCATTTAAAAGCAGAACCTTATAGGTAATATAATCCATAGGGTCTGAAAGATCAAGAGTTCGTGGGTCTTTACCAAGCTTTACAGGTTTAAAAATGCTTTTCCAGAAATTATTTTCACGTTTATGAACAGAAAGATCACCTGCTTCCATAGAAAGTCCAGGATGCGATTCAAGTGCATCTTGTTCTTCTGATGAAAGTGGATTTACATACGATCCGTTCATTGCATTCTTAGGTACTGTAAAAGTGTTCATTGAATGCTGGTATAAAAACTCAGCTTCATGTCCTTTTGGTAACCATGTCTTTTTGACTACAGGTAATACTGTAACCTTTTTTCTCGGTAATGAGAAGGCGGGAGTGGTCTTATCAACCACTCCTGCTTCTACCTCATTATTTATTATACGCTTCTTAGCCATTGTTATTTCCTCTTCTAAACGTTAGCAATTATCAATATAAGATGTTCGGAATAAGTGACTTAGTACGACTTGGGTCATACACAGCAACACCTACTTGACATCCTCTATGAACAGTATATCCATCAGTTGAATGAGACATCTGTGACATTTTACCTGTTGCAGAATAAGGATCTCTCAATCCTGGCTCGTAACCGTAAATGTTTTCAGATCCTTTTACATAGAACTTTTGAATGTTTGGCTCACCATTAGTAGTACCAATATCCATGATATCATAACGATAAGATTCAGCAACACCTCCATTCGGGTGAAGAATCTTGTTACGCTCTCTATCATCATACATTGAATCTACAGAGATTGAAAAACGGATTCCATTAGGTCCCATATAATCAAGGAACTGACCTCCGTAACCGTATGCCATAGACACACCTGACATTCCTCCATTCTCTTTAGTAGAGAACATACGAGTAGCATCAAACAATGGTCGGAACAATTGTACATGATTCTCTAATGCAAGGTGGAACTGTACAGCTCCTCGCTCACCTGTTCGTGCTACAAAGTGTCTCTGGTCTGTAGGAAGTTTTCCTTCAGAAAGATCCATCAATGTACTTGTTAACCACTCGATAGAGAAGTCACTGTAAAACTCAGTACCAGAGCTTTCCATCTGCTGACGGATACCTGCACCTTGCTTCTTAACGTGACCTGACTTACCAAAGTTATAGTATTGACCGTTTGCTCCTCTATTGGAACGTCCAAACATCATCAATCTATTTTTCTCAAGACGATACTGCTCATCAAATACGTAATCTTCATACTGCATCCAAGTAACAAAGCTCTCAAGTTTTTGAGTTTTCTCATTCTTTACTTTGAATCCTGTAGCAAATGGTCGGTTAACCATGTTTCCAGGAAGTGTATGTTGCATACGAATCATTGAGAAAGTGTTTCTCATTCCGAATGGAGACTCAAAGTTGATACCACCACCTTTCTTAGAAAGAGTAGATTCAACAAGAGACCATTCACGACTCCATCGCTTACCTGAAGCAAGTTCTTCAACTGGTACAAAAAGATCTGTATCTCCAGTGATTAATTTTACTTCGTAAACCCAGTTAGTAGAATCAGCAATAGGATCAGATTGAATCTGTAAAGAATACATTTCATTCTTGTGACCTACAATAATATGCTCATCAGTAAACCATTGCTCTGGGAATACCATGTAAAAAGAAGTAACGTTCTTTCCTGGTTCATCACCTACAGCAACAGCAGCTCCTGCTGGAGTTAATCGTGCTTCTACTAAAGGAACATTTTTCTTACCGCTTCCGATAAGTTCCCATGTGAAGTCATCATCAGTATCAAGATATTTTACCTTGTACTTTGATAGTTGAGAATCCAAGTCAGTACCAAAATTGGTAGTGTGGATTCTTCGCATAATATCAGTAGCCTTTTGTGGGCGACCTTGATAAATGCTATGTAGATGGTTAGCCGTTGTCAATCCTGACCAATGCTGCGCATCATACATTTGAAATTCTGAAAATTGAAGTGCCATGTTTTTATATGGATGTTTGTTTCAAATTAGATTAAATATCAGCACCGTCAAGCATACGAAGATAATTATCTTTCATTTCTCTTTCGGTGATACTTCCGAGAGAAGCTCCCCTCCCTCCTTCATAGATCCCTTCCGTAGAAAGGCTCTTTTCTAGTTCCTCCACAGCACTGCTCATAGAGCGTCTTGTAAAAAGGGACAGATCAGGGTTCTCATCAAAGAGACCCATCTTTATAAAATAATGAAGACGCGTATCAAAAGAGAATGCATCTTCACTACGTTTATCACTTACGGTGGTTCGCAATTGACCACTTTCATTCCTACCAGTAGGATTAGTCATTGCTTCTGCCATCCATTTTGCAGTATCATCATTAACAGGCATTCCTGGCAAAACTTCTTTAATTCCTGCGACCTTACTAAAAAGCTCTTTACGGGAATCTTCATGGTGTTGCTGTGATTGTTTTGCCTGTTCGACTTCTGCTTTTTTTCTTTGCGTAGCAATACCCTTAAGACTATCTAATGCAAGTTTTGCATCAGCATCATCGTCACCTGAGTTAAATGACTGACGAGTACGTCTTTCAGAGTCTGCTTGTGAATAACCACGTGCAATTAAATCATTATAAATAAGATTTTGCCGAATCTCTTTTTTAGAATCTGCAATAGATTCATCATCAGAATTTGATTCAATAAAGCGATCTTCTGTAAAATCTGCTAGTTTTGTTTCTGCGTTATGATGTTTTACAACATTCTCAATAGGCACACCTGCGCGAATAGCATCTAGTGCTTCTTTTGCACGAGAATCAAGATCAGAGTACTCATTCTTTTGAATGGTCCCCTTAATCATTTCGGCAAGCTTTGGAATATCTACGTTCTTGATGTCCTCTTCAGAAACATCAGTAAGAACACCGTCCTTATGAAGTGCCGAGGCGAGCCTCGTCAAAAGATGAGGAGAAGAGGGAGCACTATCAGAGGACGGCTTATCGTTAGGTAATGTGAACGTGGCATCTCCCTCTTTTTCGGAACCACTGATCGCATCTTTCAATACGACCTCAAATTTACCTTCTTCGGAAGTTGCATCCTCTGCTTCAGTGCCTTCACCGTCTTGTGGTGTTATTGCTTTTACGGCAGCATCTATAGCAGAGCTTGGTGCGTCTTCCTTTAGTTCAATATCAAAAGTTCCTGTATCTTCAACACCGTCAATGTCAAATGAGAAACCTAAATCGTTTTCGTTGTTTTGAAACTCCATTTATAATTTACAAAATTAATACAATTAATATCCAATGTCAATACCCTCTTCTAGTTTAACAACCTTCACTTTATAGACTTTTCAGATTTCATCTTTTCGATTTCCTCTTTAGATTCTCTATCAAGCTCGTTTTGTCGCGTCTCGTGCTGTAATTCTTTAGCGAGTTTTTGAACATCTGTCTGTGTTTTGATGAGAGTATCTGAACTCTCAGTCATCTTAAGGTCTTTCTGTAGCTCGGCTTTCACTCTTTCAAGTTCTATCTTACCATCATTTCTAACCTTTTCAAGCTGCATTGCAATATCTGCTTTGAATTGCTCTGCTTCTTGCCCTCCCTGTATTCTCATTTGTTCAACTTGCTGCATTGCCTGTTGTTGCTGTTGTGCCATTTCTTGTTGTTGTTGCTGCTGTTGTTGCACCTCCTGCGTTTTCTGACGTTCAGCTGTTTCAATCTTACGTCTCACCGAACTAATGCTCGGATCTGTCATAATATCCATGATTTGAGTGAAGTTTACTTTATCATTCTGTAATCCTGCTTGTGCTAACTGTAACAACTGTTGTTGTAACTGAGAGTACTCAAGACTATTATTTATTGTCAATCCGTAATCTATTTCACGTATTGCATTACCATCTATCTCAGAAAGAATTTGAGACATATCATCTGTTATATACTGCACATTAATCTTACGATCTCTATATGCATGTTTCGCAACTTCAAGTGTAGCTTTTAGTACTGCAACTTTTATTCTTTCATGGAATTGAAAATAAATTTCAGTAATATGTGATGACTGCATTACAGATCTCTGAGTATTACCTACAAGTTCACTACTTGATATAGCACCTTCACGTTGACGACTTACTCCTGGAATACTTGCAATCTCTTCCTTAATAAAGTTAAGGATGTACATATTCTGCTGTAGATAATTACCCATATCAAAATTCATAGGGCTTCTATTAGCATTCATGTTACCTGCGATTGTACCTGTTGCGGCTCCTTTTCTTGCTTCTTTAAATGAATCAATTGGTAACCACCCTAGTTTATCTGCAAAGTAAAGTGCATCTTCCATTTCCCAACCTTCAGGAATCATTGCAAGATCAAGATAACCAACAGTTCCTTTATGCTTGCTCAATGTTTCCCATTGTTTAAACATAAGAAAGTCATAGTAATACGAGTAAGGTTTCATACGACCCATCAATGATGTTGTCGGCTCACCTTCTTGAGTATAATCACCACCTACATACGGACATAGTGTTCCTGTAGGATTATTGATTCCATATGCTTTTACAGGAAAAGGACGCATTTTAATAATAATATTCTCACCAATACGTGTACTTTCCCACCAATCAGTAACCCAAATATATTTCTCAACTTCCTCACCTCGCTTAACATGAGGCTTGTAAAATTCATCTACAAACTTATATAGCTGTTCGCCTGTTTTACGATCATAGTATTTTAATTTACCAATCTTACGGTAAGATCTCCACACTACACGTGTAACAAGTATTGAACCGTCATCACTAATAGGAGACAATAATGTATTTGCTGTTGCTGTCGAAGGTGTTAAATTACCATCAGCATCTTGAAGCATACTAAATGTACCTGCTACAAGATCTGGTTCTCTACCTTGTGCTACCGCTTCATCTCCTGATGCACTCATTGTAACACCCAATCTTTCTATCTCAGAAACCTCTTCTGAAGTTAGATATTCAGCATAATCATCAATTACATTACCCTTTGAATGATAACCCCACTCAATAATAATATCAGCATCCTGAACATCAGGTGATTGCCCTTTACGTATAATACGCACGTTTGCTGGATTACATTTTCTTACACGAGGCTCACCAGCTACAATATCAAGAGCATACACTTCCCTGCCTGCAACAAGACCATCAAGAAATCCCATATTCCACTTGTACTTAAGATTCTCTTTCTCAATCATATGATTAAGTAAATCTGTAGCACGTTTCTCACGAATATCCTTATATTCATAACTCAAGTAGTTATCAAACTCTTGTAGTTTTTCAGCAAATTTTTCTTCTGGTATATCTGATGTTACTAAATCAATAAACTGCTCATTAATCATTTCTTTGATTGCCTTCTGCTTTTCTGTAACGGCATCCTGATTAATTGCACGAACTTTCCAATCAAACTTGCGCTTCATCTCCTCACCAAGCAATAAGTTTATCTTACTGTTTGCTACAGGATAGTGTTGTGGTTCAAAAGGGAAATCATTATTATTTATACCATGTGGGTCGCACATACTTATCATATCATCTGTGTTAAGTATGTTATTATAAAGATCCATATTTGTACGAATCTCATAATACTCATTGCGGAAAGCACCTGTGTAAAGTCCCATATCAGAAGCTGCTCTTACGCATTGCTCTGCCCATTTTTTATTTTTTTGCCGTTCTGTTTTTTTCTGAAACGGAAATTGTTCTTGTCCTAGTGTCATTTTCTTCTAATGCGTTTTCTAATATTAATCCTGTTTTTGTCAGATTCTATAGGTATAAACCTTTGTGACATACTTTTTCTATTTTTAAGAAAAAATGGATCTATTTGTTTTTTCTTATCACTATTATTAATGAAATCTTCCTCTTCAATGCCAAATTTTTCAAGATCTGCACGATATATTAACACCATACCTAACGCAGAAATCCTATCGTAGTTTCCTACATGCGGATCATACGCTATCAACTCTCTGAGCATTGCTGGTGATACTATCGTACTGTAATTCCTCTCTCCTTCTTCTTTTCCATACGCCTGTTCCATTAACCATGAACGTATGAGACTATTTCTCCAACCGTTCACAGCCTTTGTCGTATGTGTACCTTTTGCAAAATTACCGTACCCTACACGCTTAGTTATCTGCATATCTTTTAGAATACCTGGTGTATCGCACAACATATAAGTTGCATTTATTCTATCAAAGTATTGGAACATACCTTTCTTATTATTCTCATAGTTACAACGTGCGTTGTAATATTTCATTAACCTGTAACATATTTCATAAAACTCTTCTGCTGTTCTTGGTCGCCCTGTATATTCTGCTACTACCCTACCTGTAAGACGGTTTATAATTATTATGCTACCTAGCGATGGTCCAAGTGACATATCATCATCATAAGGGTGACAACCTGCCACATAGACATTTGGTTGTATATGACCGTCTGTTATTATAGGATGTTCAAAAATCTCAACACATGATGTAAGATCTTTCATATCCATTACTGGAAACTGCCGTATAGGATAATTATCACTTAGTTTCCAAACAATCTCACCATCTCGGAAGAACAGTTTTACTTTCCAAGTGGCATCAGTAAATTTCTTAGGATTTGTTTCTACTTCAGAAAGATGCATCTTCATATCTTCTACATTAAAGATATGACCCTCCTTACGCATCATTGCTTCTTGCGGAGTTATTGAACGGTCAGCTTTCTCCTGAATAAGTGCATTCGGATCATCTGTACTTGTAGCAATAATTTTACGTGCAAGAAACACTTCGACAAGAGCTTTTATAACATCAGAATTACCATCCGAGTCATAGCAACCTTCACGGTTCATATACTCACCGCAGTAATAACCACAAGTAGCTGTTGACGGTGCATTTCTATCGTATATATTTTTTAGACCGTATATATTATATGCGTCAGGCTTAGTAAACAATTCCTTAATACCTGAAAAGTCAGCACCCTCAGTACCACCTGTACCCCACACGACAATAGTTCCAAATGTCATCTTACCTTGCTCAACCGATGGTCGTGCAATTGCATACGTCTTTTTTAAGTGTGGAAACTTACCTGCCTCCTCAAACAGTAATAGCTTACCCCTTTTTCCCCTTGCACGTTCTGGCTGACCCTTAGTTGTAACACCTAGTATCTCAGAACGTATACCTTTCTCAGTATTTGTTTTTGGATCTCTATAAGATGCTCTTTTATGGTCATTCCTATCTGCGTAATCACGAGACTTTCTCCAAGGCGTATAGTTATCAATAAAGTTAAGCGTATCCCACGCCTTACTTAAGATACCATCATCATAAAGGTATTCACCTTCAGATGCTATCGCAAAAGACTTACTCCTTTTAAAGTGATAGTAGTTTCTTGTACTCTTACTTGATCCTTTAAATGAAAACCCACGACCCCTTGTCTTAATATTTACACAGTGCATACCACGTTGCTCTGCTTGCTCAACATAATGATACCATAAATAATCACTATCCCAAACCCTTGGAAAGTCTTCTACACGATCCGCCCTAATATTACCTGACTGTGTTTCTAAATCTTCTGTAGAATTTGGCACATCCTGTGTCATAAGTATAGGACAGTAATTCAAATACCAATAATAATAACCTGAGATCCATTCCCCATCAGAATCCCGAACAAACCCCTCTCTACATCTACGCTGTTCCTCTCTCCAGAACTTCTTATATCTTGATGATGGAAACCTATTAGGTATAAGATCTGTATACCTACCGTACTTCTTAAAATACAATGCTCTTTCCCTGAAGAAATCCATATCCTCAAGAATATGAGGTGATGAAATATCAACCTCTATCTTTCCATCACTGTTCTTTGGTAAATCTTTTGCGTATTGCCTATCATTACGCAACATATTATAAACAATGGGTATTTCCATTGCAGCACTTATAATATCAGCACGTAATTCTCCATCCTCTATTGAATTAATACGAATACTCGTATCAAAACTCAAAGAGTCAAGAAAAGATCTTTCTGTAGATGTATCAGTCTGGATTAAGTCCTTCATCTTCAAATTCTGCTTTTTCCCTTCCACCTCTTAGTATTAGGTTCTCAGCAACTTCAGTTTCTACTAACCTCTGTGTATCCTGCAATGACTTTACAGTCTTAGGTAAAGAGGTTATCATATCCATTATCTGTTTTGCATTAAATACTGGTTTACCATTATTATCACGCTCATTCAGTTTTACATTACAAAGAAATTGATCTAATTCAGTCTGTGATTTCCAAGCAGCTTCCAATGTATCCATTGAACGTGTCCTGCTCATCTCTTTATACTTATCTATACAGGCATTTATTTTTTGATCAACTTCCCACTTTGGAAACATATAAAGTACATCATCCTTGACATAACTCCAACGCTCCTCATCATCCATTCGCATATATGGAGACCGCATGTCAGCAAAGAACCAGATAGCAGAAAGTTCAGCATCTAATTTAGCCTTACCTTTCTTGCCTCTGCTTTTAGCCAGCTCTGCAAACTCCTTTATCATTAGAACTTGCGGGGCAACCGTGAGATTGCCCTGCTCGTCCATTTCAAACATATGCTTCATTATTTTACTGGATTTCCATCAGGATCTAAAATTGTTGTGCTTGCAGTAATTACTTCACTTTCATCTTTCTCAGTAATCTTTGCTTTTAGTTTTGATAACTTATCTACCTTAACATACTCAGTAAGATCTCTTACAATACTGGTATCCGTACCCATAATCATTTCATAATCAGGTTTGTTATCAAAAATAACAGTTACATCATGTTCTTGGATGAAGTAAAATAGCTCATCCCCATACTTAAATTGACCTGGTGTAATACCATCTCTAATAAGTACCCACTTACCTTCCTGAACATGTTTAACATCAGGTCCTACACGCATCACCTCTACACAAGGAACAATCTCCTTTGCTTTTAAACTAATAATAGCATTATGTGGTTTAAGATACGCACGGACTATCATTTTGCTACCAAGTGGTAAACACTTAATATCCTTACTCTTCAATACTTTGCTCATTACTCTCTTCTTCTTGTTTTTGTTTTTCTTGCTCTATATAAGCAGTCACCGTTTCACGGTTCCTCTGATTATGTTCCAAACCCCTGCTGTTCCCAAGAACAAATGGATTCCAATGCATTCTCCCTTTCTTAAAACGATTTAAAGAACCATTATTCAGCTTTCGTCTAGCCTTATACTCTTCATGCGTTTCGTCCTCTTCTTTAAGTCTTTGTGGTGAACTGCTTACAAACATCTTGAATACCGCATCCTCTACAGGGTATTCAAAATACACAATACCACTTTCAGTAACTTTTTCTTCACTCATATTCATCATCTATTTCATATGCAATACAAGCATCAGCTTCTTTACCATCTTCTTTATCCTTGATATACCCACGGATACTGCTTGCTCCCTCTATTACATCAGCAAGCTCACCATTCTCTATAACATTTAAAACATATTCTACCATTTCGGTCCTCCTTTATCTTGGGGGTTAGGACATTCACTTTTCATACTCCTTGTCTTTATTGCAAGAGGACAGTTACATATCCCACATCTAGGAACACCTAAATCATCTTTAGCATGCTCACATGAGGCACATATTGTTGCCCTACGTTTTGCTTCAGTCTCTACAAGTGGAGTCTTAACAATGTAATTCTTCCAACCCTCAACTATCTTGTTTATCATCTCTATTATTCATATAACGCATTTCTGCAACTCTTGGGACAAACTTACCTAGATGCTTTATATATATTGTTTTAAAACTTTCAACATCCTTTCTATCACTACCACTTATCGTATTCTTAATAACCCTAAACTGATTCTTCCATGCTCGTTCAACAACTGGTGTTGGTATACCGTGCTTTTTTGCAATCTCTTTAAGCATCCTATTAAACAGCTCATTTTGCATTTTTTATTGTAAAATTATATATGATACCATTTTTTTCATTTGGATACACCCTTAACCTACTATGCAAATAGTTATCTACGTCAAGCAATCCATGCTTTCTCAAAGAGCTTAAACAATTAGCAAAGCTTGCTTCTGACATATTCCCTACGGCTTCTCCCATTTCCTGCTTACGCTCATAAGAAAGTAGCTCTCTCCATTTCTTTGGGTCTTCAGGGTTCTTGTAATCGTCTGCTAAAACATTGTTCTGATACATGATTTCAGAAAGAACTTGCCTTTCTTGTTTTCTCAACCTATTAATAGGTGACTGTACCGTCATCAATTCAACATACATATTAAAGAACGCTCTTTTAGTTGCTTTTAAATTATATATCTTCTCCATGTCTTCATCATCTTATGCAAATATAGTACAAATAACAAGACATGTCAAGAATACTAATAATTTTTATTACAAATAAGAACAAATTTTTTTATTCAAATCTATCAGACCCTATATAAATATCGTCATCATCTTCGTTACCCATATAAATACTATAGCACTTTTCATGAAACTCCATATTCAAATGAACTTCAGTATCTATATCCTTATCTCCATGATAAGTATACCTGCTCTCAAGCATGATCTCCATAAGCCCTTCTCTTGGTGTAAATACAAAAGAAGAAAGCGTAATTAATACAAGCTCTTGCTCATCCTCAGTTATAAGCTCTCTAGTAAACTTATACTTTGGATACTCGTATTCATGCTCCCTTCTATCTTCAATGCCTTCCTCTCCCATTTTTTTTTGCATTTTGAAACTCACCTCGTAAAAACATTTCCTTTTGGAAGTCAAAAACTCTGACCATTTACCTACATCGTAGTTTTTGAGTATAATTAAATTTACCTGAACCAACAGGAGTGATTACCTGAAGATACAACTAAGAGGTATATAACATTTCAATTAATCAACCTTACGGGGTTACACAGTCTTAGATGCTGCATTCTTAATTGAGATTGTGCAAATATACAACTGTAAAAGACCTTTGTCAAGTAATTCTTGATTTTTTTTTAAAATTTATTTTGTAGGTGCGTGTGATGATCACCCCAACAAAAAGCGACCACTAAAAATTGCAGAAGGAACTAGTCCCGCCTTGTGTACTAAACTAACGGGATAATTAAAGAAATATTACTATGGCAAATATGCGAAAAGTTACATTAAAAGACGGCACAACTCTAATTGCAGTTCGTGCTGATGTAGTTACTATTGGGGAGGCTCGTTCTTTCGGTTCTGCTGGAAAGACGGTTCATACTTGTTCAATCAAATGGACACAAGCAAATGGAGAGTTGGTTCAAACTTCTGCGTTTGCTTATGGTACTACTGTTGAAAAGATTGCAGAGGGAATGACTGTTGTTGCTACGCCTGTAGTAATTGACGGTAATACCTCTATGAAATTGACTTCATGGCAGTGGAGTGATGGTATTGCTACTGATGCTTTTGGCGATTTAGGAGCTTTATTAGTTCCTGTTGCTGATGAAACAGCTACTGAGCGTCAGAGCTAGCCTTCTTAGCGGGGAATCCTTCGGGGTTCTCCGTTTATTTTATTTCTATGTCATAGTATGATATGGACTTTTAACGTTACGTATACTTACGTTTAAATAGCATACACCACATAACTATGCATTCATTATGAAGACATTTGTTATCATCAACGGAGTTGTAACTCTTGTTGAGTACATCATAAACACTAACGCATAGTTAGTGTGATGTATGAATTAGATTCGGAGTGTAACGAGCTTGGCAACAGCTATTCGTTAGTATTAATGCAACTGATCACTAAGTTCAACGGTCACAAGTCCGTGTAAATGCAGAGTGATACAACATTTATTAACCTTTTAATCTTATAGCCATGAAAGACTATAGAAAAAAGCGTAT